CTAACCCGTCGTTATAACCGCTGGCATACCCTTGTGAGTACCGCTCGGTAGCTAACGCGTCTACTGATTCGGGTGGGGCGGGTTGTGGGGTGTTGCTAGGCAGTGCACCCCGATTATTGATAGTGTCAACTACAATCGTTTCACCCGTCTGTGACTCAATTTGATAAACCACGTGTTGATTGCCAAAGTAGGCATAAACACGCCGCGTTAAGTGTTTGCGCACGTGTGAGTCGGGTTGTGACCAGTACGCCCACAAGAACATCTCAAGCCCGTACACCGGAATCATACCCGCCGCCCTCGAGCGGTCTATAGCGTCTTTTGCCGCGTTCACTTTATCCAAGGCACGTTCTTGATCGCCGTTGGCATCCAAGATGTCTACCAAAAATGTCGCCGGGGGGTGTCGGGTTGTTATTTCGCCGGGTATCGCCTCGAGCGTAAACGTACTGAGTGTCACGCTACCGTCAAGTGACCATGTACCGTCTAGGTAGTGCCACAGATAATCCACACAACCAAGCGTCACACTACCGTCAAGTGACCATGTACCGTCTAGGTAGTTGATATTGCAACCCCGCGCCTCAAAGGGTTTGGGGTCGTACAGCCGGATGCTGATACCCGCTTGGCACATCACATAATCTCGGATGCCAGGGGCCCGGCTGCGCACTATCAGCACCTCACAGAGGATGCGTTGACGGTAACTATCGTCAAGCTCAAACACGCCCCGGTCAACGCCATACACCGCCCCGTGGGTATCCAAGTAGGGATAAGGTGCGGTTTTGAGGTGTAGCATCTCGGCTGCAAACTCAGGGTCTGTAGCCTCGAGCGCGTGCCACATAGCCTCCAAAAACCCTTGGTTGTCATGGTCTCGGGCAAACCAGTCTGGTAGCAAGTACTGCTCGCCCTCACGCACCCGTGTGCTCGAGAGTGTCCCAAAGTTGATAGGCATTGCGGGTACCAAGTCGCGACTCTCGTAGGACAAGCCACCAAACATGTTACTAAACGCTCGAGCCGTACCCCGGCCGAAGCCGTAGTTAGTGCTGATACCAACCGCCGCCCCGTCGGATAGTGCCCCGTTTGTTGACCAACCGGTAACGACCCTCGTGCCAAACAAGGTACCGCTTGAGGCGGCTTCGCTTTGTAGGTTTGCGTCAATAGTTGACATAACAGTCCCGGTTAGCCTTGTCTACAAAAGGCGTATAGGTAGCGCCATAGCCTAAACGATAGTGCAATCAAGGCCGCCTATAGCCACGCGAAAAATATCGCCATCGACAAACGAACGGGTAACGGGGTTACCGCCGCTGTCTCGTAGTTCGCCCTGCCACACAGAGTTACCCGCCGTAGCAGCATCCCAGATAGCAAAGTGACTAACGCTCACCAGGGGCATGGTGAACTCCATTTCGGTTTCATTTTCAACAGCACCTGCGCCCCCCGTGCTGTTGGTAAACGTGACTACTTGGCGTGCGTAGCTACCGCCGCCCACCTCGTTGGCACCCGTGCCGCCCGGTGACGCGGTGTGCAAGCTCACGTATAGGGTTGTTGGAGCGGTAAACGCCGCCGCGCTAAAAATCAGGTTGATAAGACCGTCTTTAGTGTAATTGGTAAGCGATGCCATGTCTAGAGTGTAACGTGTCAGAGCACCCTCGAGCGTATTTGCCCCGGTGTGATTACATCGCTGTAACCCGCAAACACATCACCCTGTGGTGAGGTTAGCGTTATCTCACGAATGCGGGGGCTTGCGTTGGTGACGGCTGTAATGGCATTCTCATAGCTGAATTTCTCACCAATACCTAAGTTGCTAAGGTACTCGGATGCTGCCGCGTCGCACAGGGGTTGTACCTCGGGCGGTGCGTCAATATCAAAACGCATGTCAATAGGGTATGCCCTTGCACCAAACGCGGTTATAAACGCCCCCGCCGCTCGGTACCTATCCATTTGTGATTGCACGACAGAGACAAGCCCCGGGCTGATAGTACCCGCGCCGTTATCGACAATGACCTGTACGATGCCAGGGGGTAGTGAACGCCGCGTCACGCGGTCAAGCACCACCACATCACTCACTGCCTCACCTGCTAGCGTGCTACTCGTAAAAGCATAAGCCGCTAACGCTGGAATAGTAGAGCGGTGTAACTGTGCTAGGTACAACGCAAACCGCTTTTGTTGTGCTTCGGGGTCTTCGCTGTCGTCGCCACCACCCGCCGGGGTGATGTTGGCCACATCCTGGATGGTAGGTATGCTCGAGCGTAAACGGGTGATCGTGCCCACCGTGCTGTTACCCTCAACACCCTCGAGTAGTGCCTCAACAGTCACGGTGGTGTCAACACGTCCCGGGTGAATGGTGGCGTTTTGCATGGTCTGGTATTCAAAACCGTCGGGACGTGACACGCGGTAACCTTGCGGGATTGTAAGGGTTACTGTGCTTGCTGAGTTGCGGGTGAACCGCACGCTAGCCTGCGCCCGGCGGCCTGTCTTACGTGGGAACCCAAACGCGGTATATACGGCTTCTGGTATGGCGTCGTTAACAGCGTCATCAAAACGGTAGGTAAGGTCTTCGACCTGGAAACCCGCCGCTTCAAAAACCGTTCGCAACACGCTACCGGGTTCGACATCAGGTGAAATGCTCGAGCGTGCCCTAAATAGGGCTAACATCTCCCAGACAGCTTGATCTAACGACTTAAACGCGTATGACTGCATACCCCATTGTGTGCGCTTGTGCGTGTTAGACGCGTACTGTTTGGGTTACCTCGAGCACCCCTACACTCTGCTCTTGTGTTGTGGCATAGGCTGTGAGCGTCACCAAACCCGTATCCGATGAAGTAGTCGCAGTAGCTTGCACACTTGCTACGCGGCTGTCAGCAGTTGTGGCCCGGCGCGCTTCTAGCAAGATGGTCTCGAGTATCGCCTGATTCGCGACCCGCCCGATATAGCTATACATCACATGTCCATAGGTATCAGGGTGCGCAGGTAGGTTACCCAAACGGGTATTTAACCGCCGGGTAAGGGCTTGACTTAGGTTCGCAATGCCAGACGTGAGAGCTAACGTACCGCCCTGAAACACGAGATACCCGTCTGGGTTCATATTCACATCGCGCCCGTAGGGGTGCAAGCGGGTTTGCTGATCCTGTTGACGCTGTTCGCCACGGGGGTAAAACAGCACATCACTTGGTTCTAATACCCGTAACCCTCGAGCTAAAAACGCCGCTTTATCAGGCACAATGAAAGGCGGGTCAAGCTCGTTTATAGCGACAAGCTCACGCCACTTCGTAAAGTCACCTAGTAGCCGATGTGACAGGTTGCGGATGTTGTCGTTACCCTTAATGGTGTATTGCGCATAGGGCATTAGCTTATCTCCAGGGCGTCACGAGCAAACCCCAAAGCAAGCTCGAGCCGCCGCCGTTTGTACTCATCTTCATTACGTATTGACAGAGCGTAAACGCACACATAACCAACCACCTCATACATAAACGAAATACCGCTGAAATCACTCTCAAACGCCATACGCACGGCTCGAGCCGCCATGATGTCTAGTGCATCGGCTCGAGCGCGAATGCCCCGTGTGAGCTGTGCTGCTGCTTCTAACGCTGTCGCCATTTCTTGCACTGTTGTCGACGGCGTGCGTCCACGCTTTATGGCGATGCCTACCAAGGCAGTGATGTCTAGCGTCTCAGTTGGCTCGAGCGTGCCATCATGCGCTGTGCGAGTGCGTTTGATAATCTCATGCCTAAGGGCGTCTAGTGCCTCTACAACTAGGGTTAGGGCATCTGTAGAGGCGTCACTCATTGACCTTAGCAAGGCGTTGTTGAGCTCGCTGCGAACGCCGTCAAGTTGTCGCAAACCAACATCTAAAATAACTAGGTTGCGAGCGGTGATGAGGTCAGCTAGTTGTTGTTTGATGTTAGCCGGCCCGAGCCGCCCGTTAACAGTCTGAATAACGTTCACTGTGTCAACACATCCTCAAACTCCGTATAGGGCGCTAACTCTCGCTTGATACCCGCCTGACTGTTAGGTGATAGCTCGCGGGGTAGCGTGTCGGTTTGCAGTTCGTTTGCCGTCTCGGTTAACTCTACGACGCCATTGAAATTAAATGACAGAGTAGGGCGCAAAGGCTCTCGAGCACTATCACGCACTTGTGGCATCCCATCGGGTGCGATGATCCAATGTAACGCGTTCACATAGTCATCAAACGCTAGGTAGATGAGCGGTTCGCGGTTACGCATGAGCTGCTGCCGCGCCTCGAAATAGTACCGGATGTATGCCTCAAAGTCCTTAATCATGTCGCGTGGTGTTGTGGGGGTGTTGCCTACTAGCTTAACTTTGCTACCAAGGGTCGCCTCGAGCGAAAACCTTGGGGCACTTAACCCATGACCTTGAAATGTTGTGCTGTAAAACCCCTCGAGCCGTTGCAAGCGTGCTTGCTGTTGACGGCTTTGTGACTGTGCCCCGACGGGAAACTGCCAAATACCATCAGGGGCTACTTGACTAACGCTCACGTTGTGCAAGCGTGCCATGTCAGCCTCGAGCATCCTGAACATAATCACCCGCTAAACACCTTAGCTGAACCGCTCACAATGACCCCGGGCCACACACCCGCGCTCGAGCCACTAGCAATGGTCACTTGCACCACGTCACCAATACGGGCTACTCCAGGGCCGCCGCCTGCTAGGTTCATAGTGCTGTGGTTTAGGTTGGCTAGGCGTCCCTCGCTTGACCACATAGGCGCTTTTAGGACAAGGCTTTTGGGGTCGTCTATAGTGATGTTTTGTCCGCTGTCATCTAGGGTGATAGCCCTCCCGCCGGGGGTTATGAGGGTGATGGTCTTTTTATCATCGTGCAGTTCAATGGTGTAACCCGCCGGGGTGCTAATGGTGGTTTTTACCTCGCCACTATCACGCAACTCGACGCGGTGCCCTTTGGGGGTGCTGACAGCGATGTGGCGGTCTTGATTGTTTTGCGGGTCATCATGCAATACCACCTTGTGACCCTGTTCTGTCTCGAGGTGAATCTCACTGTTAACCCGCCCGGCATCCTCTTCAGGGGTGCCTGTAACGTCATGCGGGTAGGTATCAGCACGTACCCGCTCGGTACCATCGTGCACACGTAGGGAATGCCCTTGTGGGGTAGCTAGGTTAACGTTACCGTCGGCTGTCATCTCAAATGACGCGCCGCTGGCATGTCTTAGGGTGATGTCTACAGGTGGCTCTGTGTGCGGTTGAAAACCCTCGCGGCTCGAGGTAGCTTCACCCGCTTTGCGCCGTGCGTAACGCTCGGTAGGCTGCGCACGCAACCCCGCGTTAGACAGTGACCCGTCTTTACTGGTTTGGATCTTAAACAGGGTGCCGTCTGGGTAACGCGTTTCATCGCTGCCATCGCCATGATGCACCGTGTATTGATCGCCGGGGTGATGCTCTAATTCGGCCATGGGGTCAACCTCGAGCAGCTCATCCGGGTTTAAACTCGAATAGTCATCATCAAAACTACCTAACCAATAACCGTTACGCCCGTCCTGTACGGTAAAAGCCACGATACCCCAGTCGCCTTGTGTGGGTAACCCGTATGACCCGCTCGAGCGGCTTGCTCGCTTTTTGAGTACCCGCACCGTGTGGCCTTTGGCGCTAAGTGCGTTCGCATCACGCAACATGACCTGCAAACGCCCGTCTGGTAAGGCGCTAATAACCTGCGCTTCATGCATACCTGTCAACATGCTGACAGCATAAACGCCGTAGCGTGTCACATATGATTAGCGAATATGACATCACGGTAGTGTTGCATCTAGCCGACGGCTCGAGCATTGATGTGAGTAATGACGTAGTGCAATATGCAGACCAGCACGCTATCGGGACAATTCCCACGTGGTCACTAACGCTACCCCATGCCTACCAAGGCACGCCCTATACCGAGTTCCTGAACCTTGGTGACATGGTAGAGGTGAGCCTCATTAACTACGACAGCCGCTTTGGGGTTGCGGCTGAACCCTACACGGTGATGGTAGGCATGGTGCAAAGCTTGTCAACGCCACAAACTACCGCCGAGAATCAAGCCTCACAGGTAGCAAGCTTAAGCGGCTCGAGCTTAGCTGGGCCGCTGTTAAATGAGTCGATTAGTTATTTTTTGGCGCTTGGATACCTCGAGGGACTACTCAAAACGTTTAGTCAGTTACCACCTGATGACATTCAAGGCAAGTCGTTAGCCGAAGCCATGTTTAATTTTACTACTCGAGTAGCGTTTACGGCTTTGCGTATGGAGCGCCCACAGGGAACGCTTAAAGACCTGTTGTCGCTTGCTTTTGATAGCGTGCCCGGCATAGGCGATTTCACGCTACTGTGGCAACAGTACGAGGGTTCGTTTTGGGGTTTTTTGGAATCGTACAGCGAGCAGCCGTTAAACGAGCTGCTCATCAAACAGACACGCAACCTTGACGCGTTCGCTGGTAGCAAGTCTTACGGCAGGGTGTGGGGTGAGGATAACAGTACCCACGCGTTTATCATGCGCCCGACGCCATACCCACACAGTGAGGATGGCAACAGCGTCAACTATGGCGTGTGGAATAGCCTACCGCTCCATAACCTGCTCGAGCCTAGTTTGCGCCTACACCCCGTCAACCAACAAAGTATGACCGACTTTGATGACGGTATCTACAATTTTTTCCTGACCACGCCCAAAGCATTCTCGTTTGATGAGATGTCAAGCATGACGTACGCCCCGGCTATCATCAATGATCGTGAGTGGAAACGCCACGGATACCGCCCACTCACGTGGGGTACGTACCTGCTAGGCGAGGGTGTAGACAAGGCGGGGGGTGCGTTTGGGGATTTTTTCACGCGTCTCAATTGGCGTCTCGCTACACAAAACAACCGTCTTGACGGGTACCGAGGTGGTAGCGTTGGCATCCGGTTGGCACCCCACATAGGCATTGGTGAGCGGGTGCTGCTTAACCACATTGCAAACGATGACACCACGCGCTCTATGTACTACGTTAAAGGGGTATCACATAACTTTACGAGGGCATCTGCTAGCACTAGCCTCACGCTTGACAGGGGGCTGCCTGAAGGGGCTTACGGTAACGACGCGGTATTCTTGGACGGCTTGGCACTGTATAGCGCGCTAGGGGCGCTGTACAAGAATCAGGGACATGCCGAAAGCGACGTGACCCGCTATGACACGCCCGGGGTGCACCGGATAAACCCTCGAGTCGAGTAATCCTCACACCAAAAACCCCCTACGCTAAGTAGTCGCGTCGGGGGACGTGTCCCGCCCTTAGTCTTGGGCGGGTTCTTCTTTGTCTAAAAATGCTTTTGCCCTAGCAATCAGCCGCTCATCTGCTACCCCGTCAAGATAGCTGTGACTCATTTGTGCGTACTGCTCGACTAGTAGCCCGTACAGCCTCTGTGAGTCTACTAGTCGCGTTCGCACGTTGCCCAGCTCATCACGTAAGCGTAACCGCGCCGCACGGGTTTTTTGTAGCTCTCTGTAAACCGCTTTTAGGTCACCCTCGAGTGATTCAATCTTAGCTACAAGGTTATCGTTGGCATCCCCGAGCGTCTCAATTAAGCTGTTTTTATCTCGAGCGTAGTCCTTAAGGCGTTCGTATTTAGCCGTTAGGTTAATCAGTTCGCCAATTAGTTCATCGTTAACGCTCGGGTGCCGTAAGGGTTCACTGGGGTCAATAGCACCCCGGTGTGTGGTGCGTGTGGGGTCGCTAGTCTTTGGTTTGGCGGGGTCTTTTTTGCGCTTAAACATCGCTCGGTTTTAGCGCAAAGCGCCCCCGGTAAGGGCACTCAGACTTAGGACATGCTTCGTATATCTCGAGCCGCCCGCTCATTTTGGCGTGTATGGCTAGCAGGTCATTGTGCTTTTTGGTAAACGATTTTAGGTCTGCTATGGCACTGTCATAACGCGCCTCGAGCGCCCGGTAGCGTTCGTCGGCTTCGTTAAGCCTCACAATAAGATCATCGCGTAAGTCGTTAGATTTATCTGCAAACGATTCCCACATCGTCGTATCGGCCCGGCGCCTCTCAATGGCCGTTTTGCCGTGTTCGCTAAACGCCTTGAGTAGCGTTAGCAGTGCTGGGATGATAATTGCAATCCACGCGAGCGCCCCGCTAGGGTTATTGGTTTGAGTTTCGGTAGATAGTTGTACCAGCGTGACAAACCACGTCACGCTAGCTACTCACAAAGGCGCGCCCTAGGTACACGCTCAACACTAGAAACATAGCCGCCCCCATGTAGATGTCGCCTTGCAGATAGACAATCGAGATACCCAGACAAAACGTCGCGGTAGCGAGATAACCAAGGCGCCCTAGCAGCGTGTGAGGATGGCACACAAACAACCACACAGCCATCACAAGCGCCCCGATAGCGTAGTAGCCGTTAGACACCCGCCCACCAAACGCTAGCGGTTCATAGACCCCTTGTAGTGGCTCGAGCATAAACGCCCCGCTCATGGTGAGCATGAGCATGCTTGCTAGGTTTTTGAGGTAGTAAAAGGGCGGGTAGTTCCAGGCCCGCGCTGTTTGCTTAGGGGTAAACCGTTTGGCTTGCTTAGGGGTAAACCGTTTGGCATCACTCACCATGACGCTGCCTTGAGATGAGTCCCTCGAGCGATAGCGACCCCTCGACCCCCTGTTTGATGATGTCCTTATAAGCCTCGGTATCGCCACCGTAAAGTAGTGCTACATCGGCATTTTGTACCAAGCGGGTGAACTTACTGTAGGCAATTTCTAAGATGGCGTCACGATCGACACGGCTCCAGGTGCCGTCATCCTCGAGGCGACTGATACCCTCACGCACACCCGCCTCGAGCGCCGCAATACCAGCAAACACAAATTGGCGTTGCACCCGTGCCCAGGCCCCGTTACGACGGTCGTTATCGCTGTATTCAGCAAACCGCGCCGTGATTTTATAGAGCAATGGGAACGCCGCACCCGCCATGATAGCTAGCAAGCCAAAGTCAGACAACCAGCGCAAGACCTCGTTAGCAATGTTTGGCATTATTGGCCCCCATAGCGTGCTTCGATGCACGAGACAAACACTCGAGCCTCACTGCGTGCGGCTTGTTGGTTATCGCCTGTCTTGTCTAGCACCTCTGCATAGGCCTCGGTAGACAGCACCCCACATGTTTTTTGCGTAGGGATGCACCCTGTTAGCGCTAGCAACGCTGTCAGCAACAATAGAATCCTCATACGCTAGTTTTGAGCAGGGTGTGTGTCAGTGCTTGGGCTTACGCCAATACTTGCAGCTCGTAGCCTTTGCCGGGGTGCGTAGAGGCGCAGATGCACCATGCTCGAGCTGTAACTTTTTATTCATGCACGTACCCATTGGCGTGCCTTGTGGATTGTCAAAAAAGCGACAGCCGCCGCACGTCTTTTTGGAGTGCGTGAGGATCTCATCGGGTAACACGTTGGTTATTTGCGCTCGGTATGTCTTTACGGGTTTGGGTTCTTGCGTGCGCAAGCCGTGAAATAGCTGTGTTGTACCTGTTTGACGCATGAGACCAGCGAGGGCATAACCGCTGCTGTGTACCCAGTGAGGGTCTAGGGCTAGGTTGCGGAACGTGTAGCGCCTCGAGCCTGTGTCCATACTTTCGCCCGTTTCAGGGTTGCGCTCGAGCCTTGTGACGTTCACCCGGGCTATGTTGCGAAAGTGGTTTTGCATGTCGAATACTTGCTGCACGGACATTCGTAAGCTGTTGAGGGTGCGTTCTTGCACCATGTCAGCCGCGTTAGCCGGTAGCACTACCCGCCCGTTTACCCACATCATGAGCCATTGCAACAGGTGCAAGTAGCGATTGATGGTCACAAGATAGCTGTATTTTGCCTCACCGCTCGAGCGCCGCGTCTTTTTGTTGTCACGTTCGCGCCCGTCTAGCCATTCAATAGGCTGTATTTGGCTACCGTGATACTCGGCTAGGTAGGTTTTACCCCGGGGTAGCTTGCGAGCTAAGTCTCGAGCAAAGTCGTAAGACGGGTAAGCGTCTACCACTAACAGGTCACAGTGCCACGCCTTAAACAAGTGCTCACAGCGTCCCACAGCCGCCGCACCGCTTGCTTCAACTGTCTCGAGGTAGACAAGGTACATACGCCCCATCGCGCCCCATCGCCACACGCTCACGTGCTTTTCAACACCCCTTTGGTCAATTCCCATCGTGACCGGATACCCGTCGGGGTTCCAGTTAGTGCCCTCTATTGGTGCGGTGTAGTTTGGCTCGAGTCCAATAGACCTATCAAACACCGCCGGGGGCACTAGCACCGCGTCGGGGTCTTGGTGGGGGCGCCCTAACGTGCTGTTGTAAAACTCACTAGGATTAACCCCTTGTATCACCATGCGGTCAAACTGTTGCATGATGCCAGGTAACGCCGTTTTGCCCTTGGCTAGCTGATTAAACGCGTAACCCTGCCACGGTGCATCCTCACTACCAAGGCGAATATAATCGCCCCGCTCGGGATGTATCTCGTTACCGCACCGAGGGCAAACGTATCTCATAGTGCGGGTGTCTACGCATTCCGGGAACGCCTCGGCAACATCAATCGCCCCGTGGGTACGACAGAACGCGTGCCATGTGTGCATGGTGGATTGTTTGAAATAGTAGTGAATGTCCTCATCTGGGAACCCGGCGGTACTGTTTAGCTCGATGATCCCCTGGTTACCTCGAGCGTCAATGTAGGCACTGTCAGTAAGGCGGTAAAAGACCCGCTCGATGCTTGCTCTGTCCATAAGGCGCACCTCATCAAACAACAGCATGTCAGCCGGAAACGAGTCCATACCGACACCACTACGCATGCCGCGAAAACGCATGTTGGACACGCCGATGCGTACCACCTCAACGGCGTCAACGTCGCTAATAAGCTCGAGCATCTTGGCACTCGAGCGGATAGCAGGCCTGAACCGCGTCTTGTTCAGATCTTGTACGTCGCTAGCTGTGGGAAACATAAGCGCAACGTTAGCGCGGGTATCGCTGTCAGCCGTTAACCACATAGCCCGGTAGAGCATCCGGGTCGTTAACCCCATCTGCGCAGCTTTCATATACACACGCCTGTGGCTTACAGCGTCTCTAGTCTCATCGTAGAGGGGTCGTAGCCATGGTCTATCTGCAAGGCCGAACCGCCGCCCGCCCGGGCCTTCAGGTAGCACCCCGGACAACCCCGCCCACTTACCAAAGTGGTGTAACTCATCTACCCCAAACACCCGAGGCGGGGGTGCAAGCCCCTTGTCAGTTAGTCTAATGTACTCACCCTCGAACATGAAACACCTCTAATATCTCGAGCCAGTCTTCCGGGTACCACAAACCAACCACGGCATGATCAGCCGATACCCCGGCACTAACAAACCAAGTACGCCACGCCTCGAGCCACGCTTTTTGAGCGGGGGTAGCCTTGTTTGGTTTGACTTTCAGCTCACTCACAACCAACAGCTTACCGATGGTGACGTTATCCAAAAAGCCCGGGGCACTGTACTTAGAATTGTAGGTGTGATAGTGAACGCCATGATCCCTAGCAAGGGTGTCGTAATCTCGCTGGAATAACTCTTCAGGTCCTACCTTGCGCCCCCTAGTAGCACTCTCACGTTGAGCGTGCTCACGATACAGCTTGCTCGAGCACGCTTCGACACGTGTAGCCATCGCCTGTTTACCGAGGCTCTTAACGGACGTTTGAGCGGGTATCAGGTCACGCCATGAGGTGCCGCCACTTTGTTTGATGAGTTTGCGTAGCTCGAGGTAAGGCATGCTTTCAGGGTCGCTCATGCACATCACGCAACCTCACATACTTACTCATCACCCCTCACCCCTTTAGGACCGAGTATCTCGCGTTGCACTCGAGCGTAAAATGTCCTGTAATCCTGTATCCCAAACATGTCGATCATGATGTTTTTAGTGCTTTCCAGCATGTCGCTGTATGTGCTGTAAGCTTTAGCTTCAGCGGTCTTAGACTTGGTTTCAGCGGTTAACTTGACACCCTTAATGACGTTGCCAGCGGCAAACTGCAAACGGTCTAGGTAACCCTCGAGCCGATGTAATGACTTAGCTGCCGCGATGATTTCTTCAGGGACGCTCGAGCCACCTTCGACAATCCCTTTTAGCTTGTCCCTCATGATTTGTATCTCGGGTTCTAACTCGTAGAGACCTAGCAGGGCGGTGCGCATGACGTTAATCTCCTGCGAGGTGTCATCAATGGCTATGTCAGCCTCGAGCACGCGCTGTTGCAACTCTGAGAGGCGCTGCGTGCCACGTGTGGCGTATAGCCCGTGGATAATCGGGCGCCCGGGGGGTTTTCTCGAGCCGTCTTTAACCCGCTTGTGAGTACCCGCTCCGTGGGTTTTGCACACGTCGTAACCTGTTACCGCCGCCGCCTTGCAACGTGTACCGCGCTTGGTATGAGCCTGACAACGGCGGGCCTTTTGTCCGCTGAATATCTCTACATAGTCGTTATCGTCGGCACGTGTCATGAGGTATTTTGCGTGTCATGAGGTGCCGTATGGTAGGTGCGATAAACGTTAGGCAGCATCAGCCACCTCGAGCGGGTAAAAATCCTCACAACGCTCGAGCTTCTTACGAGGCGTTAACCCGCATGTCAGCGTGGCGTCATCAAAGTACTGACAGCCGCAAACGTTGGCACTAGCCTTAGCAGTTTGTGGCATGACCCCATAAACCTCTGTTATCACCCGCTCATCGACACGTAGCACGCCCTTAACGTCGTATTGCGGTAGAGGTAACCCCGCGTCGTAACAGAACGCCGTCACGTCTCTTAGAAGCTGCGCAGGGGTTATGTGTGGGTCAAGGTGACACAGATGATCAAAACGCACGTCACCTTGCAGATGGTCAAGCGGGTAAAACCCCCGGTTTGGCGACCATTGCAGCAAGTGCGCTCGGTTTTTGGCGCTAACCAACTTGTAAGCGCCGAAGTGGCTATCCCACGATATGCGACCCTCGACAAACCCGGCACCCTCTACGTATTGACGGTGTAGTTGAGGCGGGTCACAACAACGAAAGTGTAAACCCCACTGTTGCGAGATGTAACGGTAGAACATAGTCTCATCTTGTAATCCCACGTACGAGGTTGCTAGCTCACTGATAGGGCAATGCCGGGTCAATAACGCGTATAGCAGTAGTGCTCGGTTTTGTTGCCACCATGACACGGCTAACGCACTGTTAGCACGTGAGCGGGGACGGTCATGAGCGATGACAGCGCACACCTCTTTAGGCCACGCGTTTTGCCGGTATAGCGTCTTGACTTGTTGCCACAATTCGGGATGCCATTCTCTGTCTAGCCATTCCCAGTAACGCAGGGGGGTGCTTGTAGACACTCGAGCACGGTAGGCACTGTCAGGTAGCGTAATAGGTGCGCTGATAGCCTTAACGGGTATCTGTGCGTACTGCAAACGGCCTTTGCGCCCGCCCTGGTAACGGGTGTAGTAGTTCACAATATACCCCTGTGCTTTCAGGTGGTTAACGAACCCCGCCCATTGACGGGGTGACAAGCGTTCACGTGCGTGTGTTTGGTTTAGGCATACTTCGTAATCCGGAGCGGTTGCGGCGTTGAGTAGCTCGAGCCATGCCGCCTTAAACATGGGGTCGTCTAGGCTAATCGGCATAGTTATCATGCCCTTCAAAAAACAACGGTTCCTGCGAGTACTGCCATGCCAGCGACTTGTTACCACGCTCAGCCCAGTGCGCACTTTTCTCGCAAGCTAGGTATGAGCGCCCCTGTTTAGCGGCTGCAATACCCGAGGACGCCGAGCCTGCGAACGAGTCGCCAATGGTATCACCGGGGTTGCTATGGGTTGCGATAAGGTGCTCGAGCAGCTCAACAGGTTTTTGGCTGGGGTGTGTGGCGTCGTCGTAATACACCCTTTTTGGCGAGGGGAAATACAGGGCTGTTACGGGTTTGCGCTTACCTGTTTCAACCCAAGCGTCAAAGGTAAATTCACCCCATTGTTTACCCACCCCACGAGCTGGGGAGCCGTTCCATAGTGCGTCAGCATCAAACATCTGTGGGTTATATGTCGCACTCTTAGCACCACCCATACAAAACATATGCACATCCTCATGCTGCCCCAAGGGACGCCAGCTACTGTTTAACGGGCTACTCTTACGCGATTTTACCCACGTGTACGAGTAGGAAAACGCGTCTAGGTTGCTACATATCAGACGCGCCCCAAACGGGTTAACCGCAAACATAGCTACCCACGCGTTAGGCTTGGTTATCCGCTCGACTTGCTGCCACCAAAACGCAAAGCTGTCAGCATGCCATACCCAGTCGTTTTCATAACCTAACCTCGTCAAGTTGTAGGGTGGGTCTGTCAGAAAAAAGTCAACACTGTCATCGGGCTGCTGTGTGAGCCATTGCTTAGCGTCGGCGTGGTCTAGTCTGTAGGTTGTGGTCACGCTGCCTCAACGCGCCAACTCATGACCGCCACCGCGCCACGTTTTTATCGTAGGCGGCTTTGTATGCCGCCTCGATTTCGCTTTGAGTAAAACCGAGATGGTCACAAAAATAAACAAACCACTCGAGCCGACGTACCGAGCCTGTGCTTACTAAACCATGTACGTTATCCCAGACGCCCTCACTGGTAAATTTCCCAGAGCGTGACGCGCTTCTCCAATTGTCGCTCCACTTGTCACGCTCTGGGATAAGCACGCCAAAATTATCTACGCGGCAAACGATCTCGAGTAACATAAAACACAGCAGATCAGCCAACTCACCCGCCAACACATCACGCTGCGCCGGCACTTTGCTGTCACGATGCCACCATGCCCAAGCTGGGTATGTTTCGACTGGTGCGACACCCCACTTGATAGCCTGGACAATTTCGCCCAACTCGGCAAACTGTGCGATACGGATTTGATCTAATGTCTCGGGCTGTGTGTCGCTGTGTGTTTGTAACTCGCGTTGCATGGTTAGTAGGTCGGTTAATGTCATGGGTTAGCCCTCTCTGGCATGAGCCGCCAAAAAAGCTTATGTCCGCCTGTGGTTGGTGATTCGGAGCGGTACTTGATCGCGCCGCTACCTGTTAAGTAATAGAGATGTTTTTGCAACGTGTACGGCGATTTAACGCCTAGGTGGCGAGCGACTTGTGCAGTATTAAGCTCGCCATGCTCTTGTAGTAGGTCCACGATGGTAGCGCGTAGCCTAGCGTGCCTTTCGTGACGCCTAGTCATTACTTCATCGTACTCGCGCCCAAACTCGACAGGGTCGGGCGTGCTTTGTAATATCTCGGCCCGGCGGCGTTCATAATCTTGCAGGGTCATGCCGGGGTTTTGTGCCAGCTCCGAAAGTTGGTCTGCATGATGGGGGCTGTAAATGGGTCGGAAAATCATAGCGCAGCCATCTCTAACATCGTCTCGCGTATCTCCGTCTCGACGGTTAACGCGTGCCCACCGTC